ACATGACGATTATCCACCCTGTTGCTATTTATCATCTCGTAAAGTGGTTGCCCATGTCCTTCAACTCTGGCAAACAAAATCAAAGTATTTCCTTTGAGATCTAGTGCTAGATTACGAATAAATTTATTTCGTCTTTCGTGATTGATGATATACTGGACTTCATCTTCAAAGGTTTCAAATTTATGTGCAGGGTGCTTCAGTAGAAGAACATTAATATCCAATTTAGCAACATGACCTTTAGCCATCAATTCTTCAGTACGAATGATTTTATATGAAGGACCAAACAAACCCTCCAAAACCCACTTATGTGTTTGAGTGCCATCAAGTGTTCCTGTGAACCCATAACGGTACTTTGCATCTGCAAGTTTTGTCATTATAGATATTAATGACTTACTTTTAAACTGGTGTGCTTCATCTCCAACGACCACATTAAATCTTGAAAAGTATTTACGAGGTAGTTTGTAGATGGATTGCCAGGTAGTGATGATCACTTGAGAATTGGTTTCTCTCTCACGTCCCGCATAAATCTTGTGACAAAATGAACCTACGTCCCAACCATAGTCTGCAAAGTCTTTATACATCTGCTCTACAAGCGATGTCGTCGGAACGACTATCAGAGTATTTTGTCCTCTCTCAACATGATATCTCACAATCGAATATATCATCAGAGACTTTCCAGAAGCAGTTGGGGATATCAACAACCTTCTATTATGTCGTAGGGCGTCGTATACTCCCTCGACTTGGTAATCGCGTGGAGCATACTTAGATATAGATGTTATATAATCTTTGACACCTTCCTTTGAAATAAAATCATTGGTCTCAAAGGGAAGACCATAAAACTTATTCTCTACAAATTCATATGTGTATTCATGGTTATCGCAAAACTGCGTAAGTTTATCCAATAGTCCAACATATATTTCACCAGTTTGCGTATTGAACAAACGAATTTTTCCGTCCCAATACTTATTACGGTATTGAGGCATAAATTTTGCACCAGGTACTTCAAAAGTAAATTGGTCTGCTAACTCGTAGTAGACATGTGGTTCTGCCTTTACTTGAAGATATACCTCGTTCTTTTTAGAAATAATCAAATGAGACATAACCCATAAGTTTCACCTATGGGTATTTATTAGTCCATTTTAAACTTGTATTCTAAAACAATTCTATACAAAAAATCTTTCAGGTAGGCAAGTCTTGCTTGTTCATCTGGATGCCCACCTGGCCACTTCTCATATCTAAATTTTACAGAATCATATATCTGATATAGATCATCTATACCAAATTGAAGTTCAATATATGGAAGATCTTCATCAAAATCTTCATCTTGATAAACCCATTCATCGTTGTTCATTAGAATCCTGCTTGGAACTTTTGCCACTCAATAGCATTCTTGATCTGAAAGGTCCTGTTTGCTACTGTCTTGATAATTTCTTCTAAAAATTTCAACGTGGTATCATGGTAACGAATCTTCATATTAATAGTATTTAACTTTTCATCTGCTTCCATGTATCTCTGTAGTGCTTCCTTATCCCTAACTTTGTATGGGAATGGTTCTTCTACATAAACTTCTGCAGGTGCTTTTCCAGTATAATAGTTGTGCCTTTCTAATTTTACCGTGTTGTAATTTTTTCTTGCCTTTTCCCGCAAGAGAGTGATCGTATTGTAAATTGTATAATATTTTGAGTGAAGTTGTGGTATCTTTAAAGACTCATCATGTAGATTATCAGGATCGATCTGAGAGTCTTTCTCCCACATCTCCTGAAGTTTGTCAAGATCGATCATAAAGGTGTTCTTCCGTTTGGACCTACTATATCATACAAAGTATACTTGAAATTGACCTCTGCTGTAAAGTACCTGACATCAGTTGCTGACGATTCAAAATCCAATGATGTTAGTGATACTGGAAACAGGTCTTTGAACTTTACAATCGCAACGTCTCTGTAGTTACTGTTTAAAATATGAAGACTACCATCACTGAACTGCTCTTGCAGGTCTCTCTGATTATCGTCGTTTGTTGTTAGGTCTCTAAAATCTTTCGTGCTTTCTGGATATCCCAATCCATACAACCAATTATGAATTGACATGTAGTTTACAAGGTTCTCATCAACTAAAAATCTTAGTGTGAAATCTTGGAAAGATAACTTATCGCCAGGAACATCAATGTCTTTTAAATAAGTTGGTTGAATAGCTGTTCCCAACTTTATCTCAGGTATCCTTGCAGAATTGCAAAAGAAAGATACTTTTGGATCTTTTGAAAGAGTAAACTTAAAACCAACCGGTGATAAAAAGTTCCTATTCTGTATTTGATTATCAAATGCGGTTGTCATTTGTTTTTATAAGTATTTAGAGTGCTGTTATTGTTCCAGTAGTAAGTGCATCCACTTGTTCTAATTGCGATTCTGTGGGTGTATCATTAAGATTGACATTTAATCCAAAACAATTTACTAACTGTTGCCCACTACCTAATACATCAGTTACTTCAGATGTGCTTCCTGTGATAGTAGAATTGCCATCTTCTAACGTTATGATTCCTGTTGTTCCATTAATTACGGAAAGAAGTAATCCTGCATTAAGATCTGAGTTTGTAATAACAATATCATCAGAATGATCTGTAGTACCACTAACAACAGAATTTACATGATCTAGAGTTCCTACGAGTGCCATATTGCAATACTTTTTGAAATTATTTAGATAAAAAAAGAGGGTCCGAAGACCCTCTGAGTAAAATATGTAAACCGTGGATCACATGAGGTTCTTGACGATAACTCTCTGATAGTAACGGTTTGCATCTGCCTTGATACGACCAGGGTTGGTGACAGGAGCAGCACCTTCTGCGAATGGGTTAGCAACAAGACCATAACGAGTCTTGAAGCCGATCTTAGGCTGGAAGGTGTTCTCACCGACGGCACGAACCATCTGGAGAGGAACGTATGGGCAATAGAACAGACCTGCGTCGTAAGGTGAAGAACCTTTGTAACCGACAACGTAGTACTGGTTTGCAGCAGAGTTTGCAGAATAAGGATCGATGTATACACGATACTTACCAGCAAGGACACCTGCGAAGGTGTTACCAGCATCATCAACGTTGAGGTTTGCGTTGAGAGCAGGGGTGTAATCAAGGACACCTGCCATGGTGAGTGCGGAAGCAACATCTGCGGAACACAGAATCATGTTGCCCTTTCCTCTACGAGTTCTTTGGGCAATGCGGTTTGCATCTCTTTCGATCTGGAAGATCAGACCCTTGAACTTCTCAACAGACCAACGACCGTTGCTGTCAACGTCGAGGTCGAATTGACCTGCGGTAGCAGTATTAACTGCAGCACCCTTTTCAGCAACCTTATAGATGGTTCTGATGACTTCACGGTTGATTTCTGCGAGGATCTCAGTTGACAGGATGTTTGCCAACTCAGCCTCAGCATTCAGACCGTGGATTGCTTTCAGGTCTTGTGCCAGTTCGAGTGAATACTCGGCTTTCAGTGCTCTGGACTTTGCAGTAACAGTGACTTTCTCGATCGAGAATGCCATTTCCTGGAAAGCATTACCTGCTTCTCCAAGACCTTCTGCAGTCGAGGTATCCATACCTTGACCGACAGTGTAGCTCGATGCATCGTTAGGATCGAGAACACCAGGGTTGTTACCTGCTTGATCCTTACCGAAACCATCGGAAGCACCGTCAGAACCGGTAACATAGTGGTTGGTGCTATGAGTTCCGTTAGTACCAACACCAGAGAATCCGGACAGAGCCTCGTCGAAGAGTGCTTCAGTACCAGTCTGATTGGTGTAACGGGAACGCATTGCGAAGATCAGTCCAGTAGGACCGTTCATTGGCTGAACACCTGCCAGGTCATATGCGACCAGGTTAGGCATTGCACGTCTGATCAGGGAGATCAGTACGGGATCGAAGTTAGCAACACCGGCACCGGTTGCGTTGGTTGGTGCTTCAGAAAGGAACTCACGCTCCTCGTTGATTGCTTTTTCTTGGTTCTCCAGAAGAACTGAGGTAACCATTCTCTTATGTGCATCATCGATGCTTCCGAGACCCTCATGGTTGAGGATAGGTGACCACTTCTCCTGCAGAGCCTCTACATTAAGACCTTGCATTTGAATTTACCTTGTAAAAATTTTAGTTTGACTTATAATTAAAAAATCACTTTTGCGAAACTCTGGTCAGAGTATCGAGATATGACTCCATTAAAGAAGTATTAGTTCTTGGAGTTTCTTCCGAACTTTCGGAAATTGACTCTGACTCGTCTCTTTGAGTGCCAGCATTAGAAGGGAAATATGATTCCTTCAGTGCTACCAGCTTCTCACGATATTTGTTTTCACTATCAAACTCAACATTTTCGGCAAGAGAAGCGAGCTTTTCCTTCTGGGAAAGTGCAAGACCTTCACAGACTTCGGAGAAGATTACGTCGGCGACCGACTCGGCTAATCTTTGATTGAGAGCAACATTGGACTTAATTTGCTCGTTGAGTTTATCTTCCATCTCATCTAATTTCTCTACCATGGTAGAGAGTACATCATACTTCTCTTCAGGGATAGTTACATAATGTTCTTCAAAAAGACCCTTCATTCCGGTGAGGAA